AAATTTATGTACAAATCGATCGTGTGAAAAAAAAGGGCTAGTCGTAGTATTACCTAGCCCGTTGCAGAACTTTGTCACAAAACTCAAAATGCAAGGAAAACATTGGTGCTTCACTCTCAATAATCCCACCGAGGATGAACAAATCGACCTTGCCACCCATGGAGAAGAAATCGACACCGCCAACCTCTTCTCGTATCTCATCTTTGGACGGGAGACCGGCGAGTCCGGAACTCCGCATCTCCAGGGGTACGTTGTCTGTGTCAACAGAGAACGCATTACCACACTTAAGACGATTCCTGGATTTCAACGCATGCACCTCGAGATCCGAAGAGGATCGGCCAAACAGGCGTCCGACTACTGCAAAAAAGATGGAGACTTTGATGAGTATGGAACTTACCCCGTCGGAACTGGAAACGCCTCGGAGTTTGCGAAACTGCGTGACTGGATTGCCTCTCAAGAAACCACGCCATCCATTAGAGACGTTTGGGATGTCTTTCCAACCTTGGCCGCAAGATACCGATCTTCAGTCTTGGAATGCATTGCTCTCTTTGGAAAAAAACCCACGCTTGTGGACGGAGCCCTTCGACCTTGGCAACATGCAGCGAACGCCAGGGTTGAAGCCGAAGCGCACCCACGTCACATCTATTTCTATGTCGACCCCGAAGGTAATCGTGGAAAATCTTGGCTTGTTAGATACTGGTTGTCCAAACGTGATCGAACTCAATTCATGTCAATCGGAAAAAGAGATGACCTTGCCTACGCTGTCTCTTGCGACACTACCCTGTTCGTTTTCGACATACCCAGAGGACATATGCAGTTTGTCCAGTATGGAATCTTTGAACAACTAAAGAATCGGGTCGTATTCTCTAACAAATACATGTCCCAGACTAAGATTCTTGAATCGTGTCCCCATGTGGTTGTGTTCTGTAATGAAGAACCCGATATGAATGCTCTAAGTAATGATCGCTATAAAGTGATTAATATCTAGGGGATGGAGGGATAGATGAGACTCGTAAGAATGAGGATCGAATCGTAAGGGAGGAAGGGGGTCGGGACTACTCGCTTGCAGCCTCTTAGTACCCCGCTGACCAGTCCCTAAATTAAGCATATGTCATCTGAAAGATTAGTTATGCACAGCATCTTTAAAATAGCTAACATACTCCCAATGATGATCAATAGGAGTATCGCCAGACGCAAACTGTTTGGTAACTGATCCGTCGCCTTGCTTGCAAAACCACCAAACAAAATAAGCATTTGTGGTTGGATATTCTGAACCAGTAAGTGCGTCCAATTGCGCAAACTCAACTTGCTTTTTTATGGGAACATATATAGAAAGCATCTTCTTAGATGTCGGGGCAACTCTGGTTGAAGTAGACGCCGCATCGTTAGATAATAGAAACTGCCCTTCTTGGAGTACTCCAAATTCACGCTTATTGATTTTGCTATTCATATAGAGAAAGCAGTTCGCGTTATCGACAAATGGCATAGCATCTCCTTCGTCTGTCCTTCCGTTGTTAACGAAGAACTTATCGGTAGCAATAGTATCAAATCCCTCATTGTTCTTAGGTAAGAGAACAGCCCAACGAACCTGGATTGGATCTTGCCAAACACTAGTTCCTTCCACAAGTTGTGACTTAAGGTACCACCAAATTCTCATCTTGACACCACCGACATAACAACGTTTGGTTTGTCGTGTATTAATTCGTGTGTCACTTGAGTTGAATGGTATATTAACTAACCGAGAAAGATAAATAGTTTTGTCTTGAGCACTATTGCTAGACCCTACACTTCGTGCCCTTTTAGTCGTAGCAGTCCCTTTGGGCATCCCCAATTGTTGAGCATATCTTGGGGATCTTTGTCGGGGTGTAATTGCACTTGGGGCTGTTGCAGAACCTGTGACACGTGCCCACGACTGTTTACTCGTGCGTAATCTTTTAGGAGCAGGCCTTCTAGTCCCACGTAAATATCTAGTCTTGGTTGTATAACCGCGTTTGTAACGTCTAATTGCAGCCATTAAGGCCATGCGACCAATTCTTTTCGAATTTTTACGCGCATACCCTGCCATGACTGATCCTAACGGACTTAACATTTGACACGATCAAATTTATGTACAAATCGATCGTGTGAAAAAAAAGGGCTAGTCGTAGTATTACCTAGCCCGTTGCAGAACTTTGTCACAAAACTCAAAATGCAAGGAAAACATTGGTGCTTCACTCTCAATAA